ATTTTCTGCTATATCTCTAAATATAGCACCTGGTGCAACACCAGCTAATCTTATTGTTGCTGCTTCCGCTTCTAATTGTGATAATAATGTTTCTCTAGAAGCATCTGATACAGATTCTTGTAATGACAAAACTTTTGCAATTTGATCGGAAGTTGCTCCGATAGATAACTGTGCTGAAGCTAAGTTCATTATAAATCCATTTGAAGCTTCATCTATACCACCAAAATTAGTTCTAATTGCCTCAAATGAACCTCGTATATCTTCTGATGACAACCCTAATCCTTTTGCAGCAATACCTAAACCAAAAAATCGTGCTTCTAGTTTTCCAGCTTCAAAAGTTGATAAACCTAATTCTTTTCTAGTTTCAGCTACCGCTTTTTGTAATTTTAAAAATCCAACAACTAATGCAGTAACTATACCAGCAATAGCCAATAAAGGATTTGCTGCTAGTATTAAGTTTATTGCAGATGAGATACTTTTGAATTTTTTTAAGAATCCAAGTTGACTCATTATAGAACCAGCTATTTCTTTGTTGGCTCTTATGGTCTTCAAAGCAGTCTTAGCCTGGTCATTCGTTATATCTCTTTTTAATGATTCTTTTGCGACTAACTTGTCGTTGATGACGGTTGCGTCTTTGGTTATACCTAACAGTTTAGAAGCCAAAAAACCCTGTTCTTCTAAAAACTGTTTTTGTTCTTGTAATTCTTGTTTTAGAGCTGAGGCGATATCTTTCCGTGTCTTTAAATCATTTAAACTTTCTGCCATTATAGATTCCTAAGTATGTCGGCACCTCTTTGATCGATATCAATACCCTTTGATTTTAAATCCCTTTCCAAATCATCTCTCATTTTAAGTAACTCTTTAAAGTTCTTAGCAAATTTAGGATCTTTTTTACTTAGTTTTTTAATAGCTCTACTATGACCTTTTGCTGCAGCATTTGCAAATATCTTTTCAATAAATTTATCTATTATACCTTCAGTAATTTTATATTTTGCCATGTAAAATCTCCAATTAAATTGAGTCTTATAACTCAATAATAAATATCTACTTACTTATTTTTGTGTTTATCTATTTCTTTTTTAATTTCAGAAGCTTCTTTTTTATAGTAAGTTGTCAATCTTTTTAAATAGAATGTACGTAAATATATAGGTAAGTTATACGCTTCGGTAAAAGTAAATCCACCTTTTGAATGTAATATTAATTGAAATATCTGTTCGTGTATTTCTCTTTTATATTCCTGATGAAGGCCAAAAAAATCGGAGGGTGATTGGAATCACCACTACTTTCTCCTTTCCATTCGAATCTACAACTTCTGCGTTCATGTCTATATCTGGTGTTATTGATGTTAAATAATTTCTAAAAGCAAGTGAATCTCTAGATAAAAATTCATTATCTACAAAACTAGATATAAAAGCTTTATCAGTATTACCATCTACTGATAGTAACATTTTTTTAAGTCTAGTAGTTAATTCAGAACTAGTATCCTTTGATATTTTTTTTAAAGCTTTTAATTCTGTTTCAATCTGCTGTTCATCTCTACCAGTTAGTAATCTGAAAGTTATTGTTCTTTTTGAATTTGGTAAATCAAAAGAAAATTCATTCTTACCTTTAGTAAATTTACTAAAATCCAATTTAGCTGGTTCTAATTTAGATAAATCAACAGTCTGTTCTTCATCACCATACTCAAAATTATAATCTTTACCATAACCAAGAATACGAGCCGCTACCATAATAGCATTTTTATCACCAATAAGTAAATCTTGAACATTTATTGTTTTATCTACAATTAATGCTTGTAATAAAACTTCAATAACAGTTCCTTGTTGTATTAGATTCTGAGAGGTTAGGATGTCCTCTTCTTTTGCGGTCATGTATTTTACTTCTACTTTACCCTTAGATAAAGGATGACCATCAACATAGAAGTATCCTCTGGATGGTAAGTCTACCATTTCCGTAGGAAATTTGTAATCAGCCATAAATGACTCCTTTATATTGTGTACTTATATATATAACTAATTTTGTCTTAAAACTATTATTTTTTACCAAACTTCTCAGCTGCTGTAACACCAAGTCCAACTACTGAAATGTACATAAAACATTCAAGTATTTTGTCCTTGACTTCAAATGTAGAAAAGGTATCAGCACCCCAACTACAAATCAACATAAAGAATGCAGCGAAACCGACAAATCTTTTACTAGAGATTTTAGCATCACTAGAAAGCATTTCTCTTAAAAAACTCATATTTACTCCTTAGAATTGTAAGATTGCGTAATCGTATTTAAGTGTTAAGGTGATTTCAGCAGGATCACTAGAAGCATAATCTAGTTCACCAAAGTTAGCTGTTTGAATATAAGCACCTTTTAGTACCCATTCTTCAACAACATCACCAACTGGACCTAACAAATTAAATGTAATATCTTTCTTATAAAAATCTGAGTATCCATCACGACCTGTTACTGATTCATGTGATAAACGAACCCATTCCATAACTGCCTGTGCACCTGATGGAACAACTGGATCGTATAAAGTGATATCAATAGGTTGCCAAGCACCTTTACCTTTTATATATCTTTTAACATTGATGTGGTCTAAAACTATTTCTTCAAACTCTATTTGAGGTCTGTTTGCAGTTTTAATTAAATAAGATGGTATACCTTCTACATACATTATAAACCGATTTTTTGTTTTCGGTTCAAATGGTGTAAACATAATTTCTGAAGGATCTAATGTAGCCATTTCTTTTTTCTCCTAAAAAGTCGTTTATTTCTACTCATAAATAAATATCAATTAAAGAAATTTTTAGTAAAAAGAAAAAACCCCACGATTAAATGGGGTTTTTTCATGTATTAGTTTTAACTAATTTTACTCAGGAAACGTAGCTCCAGTTGGTTGTACTACGAAATCAAGTACAATGAACTCTGCAGTTCTTGTAGGTTGGATAAATATCTGTCCTACCAATTGATTTCTATCTACAACATCTGGTGTGTTATTAGTGTCATCCATGACAACCCTAAAAGCACTTAAACCACTATTAGACTGAACTTGTTCTAGATAAGGATTCACAATGTTTAAGAAACGATTCCTTAGAGCTTGAGTATTCTGTTCAAATACCAAGTATCTTGAAGCACTTGCAATAAATTTCCTTAATGCAATTAGTAATCTACGAACATTGATTCTATCTAGAGCTGATGGTTTAGATTGTAATGTTTTCTGTCCGAAAACGACTACACCTTGACCAGGAAAAGAAGCAATTGGATTAACTCTACCTTCATAAAGGTCATCTCTTTCAGCATGAGTCAATCTTGTTTTAGCTTCCAATACACTTGTCAATCCACCACGATTCAATCCAGCTGGTGCAAACCATTCGTGAGCTACTTGGTCGTTATATGAAATAACACCAGGTAAAACAACTGAAGGCGGAACCCATACTGGTATTGAACTGTCTCTATTTGGAATCATTACCCAAGGATAATATGTAGCCACATAGTTAGTATCAAGATTCTTCACAGTATCTAATACTGTTTCAACAGTATCACCATATGCTGCAGCATCCATAATATAAAGTGCATCTGCTCTAGACTCAACCTTAGATATAGCATGGTTTGTTACGTTAGAATGTAATCTATGAATAACACCAGGTGTTACTAACAAGTTGATATCAAATTCATCTGGATTACTGATAGCGTTTAGAGCTCTTTTGTAAGCTAAACTACCACTAGATGTAGAACTTGATAAGTCAAACCCTTGTGTATTTCCTGCTGTTATTGCAGTTCCAACATTATAAGCTGTTGCTGGATTTCTACCATCAAATCCCCATTGTAGAGGAACAACAAATTTTCTTTGAGCCAATGTTGAATTAGTCAAAGTAATTGTTGTTGAACCATCAGCATATGTTGTCTCACCATTTGGATTAGCATCATTATCACCATTCATGTCTTCTAAACTCATGGTTATATTGTTACCTACATTAGCTGGATATGGTATTGGAGCTAAATAATTAGCATTATCGTCTTTTATATTAGTAGACAGATAATCAAATCCATAGAATGTATTACCATCGTATGTTCCAATAGCACTTGTTTGATTTGATTTGAATATTACTGCAGGTATTTCAGTTGTACCCGCTGTAGGATTATATACTGCATCATGGCCCATAGGAACAAGTTCTTTTGGATGTGTTGCAAGGTTATTCTCTCCTGCTGTTTTAGAAGCATAATCACCTACTCTAATAAATTTACTTAAATTAGGCATTGTACCAAAGAAAGTAAGTTTTCCATTAGAATCAATACTAACGTGTCTATCACCAATTCTTTTTGCAAAGTAGTTTGGTGATGTTGAATCAAATGTTAAGTTATCAAACTGTTCTATAATATTATCTTCAGTATTATTAGATCGTACTTGTATAGTAAAAGTACCAAAATCCGAACCAGCTATATCTGCAGCTGGTTTAACGTCTCTAATAGCAATCTTTATTTCAGAATTTATATTACTTCCATGTGAACGAGTATATATTCTAAATAGTTTATATCTTGTAGCATTTACTAATTGAGATTGTATCCACGGTGTTCTTGCAGTTTGATATGCTTTGTTTCCAGTCCAATCTGTTGATTCATTTCCATCATTGTCTACTGTATTAGTACCATCATAAAAGTTTAATCCATTTGAATCTATATCTAATGATGCAGATGAAAATGAATCATATGTAGTAGAATTTCCTGTGTGAGTCCATACTTTATAAACATATACAGATGAATTTGAATTTCCACTTCTTGTAGATTGTGGATCTTGACTAAGTACTTTTGTAATGTAATTTGCACTACTTGAGTTAAATGATAAAGCATATGACTCTGTTGCAGCTCCAACTGGTACGACATTTAATTCAAATGAATCCCAAGATTGTACAGATCCACTTATAGGATTATTTAGTGTTATATTACTACCAGCAAAACTGGTACCACCATTACCTCTTGATGGAGCTAATACTGCTAGTGATTGAGTCACACCACCGTCTGCATGTACGTTTAATCTTAAATTATCATGTTTATATCCACCTAGTCCAAGAATCCTAACAACTGTTACGACTCCCGCACTCTTTAAATATTGTTCTACTGTATTAGGTGTATAAAACCTATCATCCATACCACCAAAAACTTGTTCAAAGTCTTGAAACGAAGTTATCTGTGTTGGTACAAAAGCAGGGCCTTTTTTTGTAGGCCCTACAATAGCTGCACCGATAGCTCCAATAGCTTGTGGTAAAAACGATAAATCACTCTCGCGAGTAAATACACCAGGCGAAACGATTCTTTCTGCCATTATTTTTCTCCTAGTTAATCTTTATTATACAAATTTTTTTGAATAAATACAATTATTCTACTATAAGTATAACCTAAGTTCCCCAAAATGTACTATTTGGAGAAGTTTTTTAATATTAACCTTCAGCCGGTGCTTCTTCTTGAGGTATTGGTGTAAATACTCCACTCTGTGGATCTAATTGACCAGGTCCGTACTTTTCGTTTAATTTCTGTACTAAATCACGTTCAGATTGTTGAACTGCCTCGTATTCAGACTCAAGTTCTGTTTGACGATTTTCAATTGCTTCAACTTGTTGATTTAAAAGTATCTTTTGTACAGCGATTTGCCCTAACTGAGCTTGTTTTTCTTGATAACTTGTTTGTAGTTCACCTAGTTCTTTTAATTCTTCTTCTGAAAATTTAATTTCATTAGATGCTTCTACAACCTTTGCTTCTTCAGCCATAACTTATCTCCTATGTTTTGGTTAGTTACTTTATATAAATATAACGTAATTATGTTAAATACAATTTTTTATTTCTTTTTTAGCTCTTCTATCTCTTTTTGTTGAGCTTTTACCATCTCTGTTAGTTCTTGAACTGCTTTCACAAGTGGTGTAATCAATTCTGTTTCACCCAATTCCTGCATACCATCTCTATTTTCCTTCCAAACAGGAAATTCTGAGTGTCCTACAGAGTCCATAGCTTCTTTAACTTCTTGTGCTACAAATCCATAATGTATCCTATCAGGATTTTTTCTCTCTGTAGTATCTGAGTTATGTTGGTCAAATTCTTCAGGATATTCACTTGGGGCTTTCTTTTGAAACTTTCGTGTTCTTAGTTTTTCTATAAACCCTAATCCTAAATCGTTGTCTTCAATGTTTTTCTTAACTCGTCTATCTGAAGAGTGTGTCCAAGTAGCATTTTCACCAAAGTCGTTTGTTATGTAATCAGAGTCTACACCTATTCTTACTGTTTCTGTTCCACCGCCAGTCATACTTGTTCCAGTACCAGCTTTTATTAGTATTTCATCGGTTATATCTACGGCTGATGGTAAAGCATAATATCCAAGATAAGTATTTCCTGCTCCAGTTGTTAAATTATCTCCAGCGTAAGCACCAAATGCAACATTAAAACTACCATTTGTAAGTGACTCTAATGATTGATTACCCATAGAAGTATTTTTAGTTGCAGAATCATATGCCTTTGCCATAGCATATCTACCAACTGCGGTATTTGCATTACCAGTTAAATTACCAGTTTGGTCACCACCTAACGCTTTATAACCAACAGCAGTTTCGGAATCTCCAGTTGTAGCTTTATGTCCTGCTAAATACCCAACAAGAACTGTTTGTTGACCTGAAGTAATCGCTTTTCCAGCTTGATAACCGATAGCAACCGTTCCAGATGCATCACCGCTGGTTCCTGTAGATTTAAGTGCGTCATACCCAATAGCAACAGAGTAGTTTAAAGCACCAGTTCCACCATATCCAGCATATTCTCCTATAAAAACATTTCGTATAGCAGAGTCATTGTTTATACCACCAGCAGCACCTTGACCAATAGCAATATTTTCTCTTTCATTTCCATCAGCAGTTCCTAATGCTCCACTACCAACAACTACATTATTTGTTCCTGTGGTTAGTAAATCACCCGCAAGCTTTCCTATGAAAACGTTATTACCTCCTGTTGTGATATCATTTCCAGCTTGGTAGCCAATAGCAATATTACCTTCAGCAGTAGTGAAATTAGAAAGAGCCTCAGTACCCACAGCAACACTATACTGACCTGAACTATAAGGAGCAGA